GAATCAACGAATCGCTCAAACAAATTGGATTTAAAACAGTATTTGATATTGATAAAGATTTGATTAAGTCTACAATATGGTTCGAAGAAGAGCTTCACGGTAACAACATGACGGATTTCTTTCACTCCCGTCCTGTTGAATACGCTAAGAAGAACCAATCTTTCTCCGAAGACGACTTATTTTAAATTTTTATGACAGAACATATCTATTGGCTTAATAAAGATTCTAGAAAATTTCTAGAACGTGGTTACCTTTTAGAAGGAGAAACTGCCGAACAACGTATAAGAGATATTGCTGAAAAAGCAGAACACTATCTTAACCTACCTGGTTTTGCAGATAGATTTGAATCTTATGTACATAAAGGTTATTACTCTCTAAGCTCTCCTATTTGGTCTAACTTCGGTCGTAAGCGTGGATTGCCTATTTCATGTTTCGGATCTTATGTTAATGATGACATGGATGATATCCTCTATAAGATTGCTGAGGTTGGCGTTATGTCAAAGGTAGGTGGAGGTACATCCGGTTATTTTGGTGCTATCCGTCCTAGAGGTACACCTATCTCATCAGGGGGTGAAGCAACAGGGGTTCATCATCAGCTTTCTGTTTTTGATTCTCTTACTAGTTATATTTCCCAAGGTAATGTACGTCGTGGATCGTTTGCTGCTTACCTACCTATTGATCATGCCGACATTGAAGAGTTTCTTAAGATTAGATCAGAAGGAGATTCTATTCAGGATCTCTCAATTGGTGTATGTGTATCTGATAAATGGATGAAGTCAATGCTTGATGGCGATAAAGAGAAGCGTAGTCTCTGGGGCCTAGTCATTAAGAAACGCTTTGAGTCCGGGTACCCATACATATTCTTTACCGATAACGTTAATAAGCAGGCTCCACAAGTTTATAAGGATAAAGGTCTTAAGATTAGTCATTCCAATCTTTGTTCAGAGATCATGCTTTCAAATGGTATTGATGAATCGTTTGTCTGTGATTTATCTTCTTTAAATCTTGAACGTTGGGATGATTGGAAGGATACTGATGCAGTTGAAACATTAGTTTACTTCCTTGATTCAGTAATGACAGAGTTTATTAATAAGACTGAAGGAATGAAGTTTATGGATCATCCTAGAAACTTTGCTATTAATCAACGGGCTTTAGGTGTTGGAGTTCTTGGATGGCATTCTCTTCTTCAGCAGAAGATGATTGGGTTTGAATCAATGGGCGCTAAGATGCTCAATAACCAGATTTGGAAGCTTATTAGAGAGAAGGCAGATAAGGCATCTGAAGACTTAGCTAAAGAGTATGGGGAAGCACCTTTACTTAAAGGTTACAATCGCCGTAATACGACAACACTTGCTGTAGCTCCTACAACATCAAGTTCGTTTATTCTCGGTCAGGTATCACCATCTATTGAACCACTTAATAGTAATTACTTCGTTAAAGATTTAGCAAAGGGTAAGTTTACGTTTAAGAATCCTTATCTTAAGGCTCTTCTCAAGGAGAAGGGTAAGCATGATGACGATACCTGGAAGTCTATTCTTGTTAAGGGTGGCTCGGTTCAACATTTAAGTTTCTTAACTCAAGATGAAAAAGATGTCTTTAAGACATTTGGTGAGATCTCACAGAAGGAGATTATTATTCAGGCTGCAGCACGTCAAAAATACATCGATCAAGGTCAGTCTTTAAACCTTATGATTCCTCCTAATACAAGACCAAAAGATGTAAATGAGCTTATGATCTTTGCCTGGGAGTCGGGTATTAAATCCCTATACTATCAGCGTTCAGCTAATCCAAGTCAAGAACTCGCTAGAAGTATCTTGGAATGTAAAAGTTGTGAAGCTTAAAGAGCTTACAACTTAATACAATATAGCAAGGTAATATTAGTAGGACGGGTTTCTGTTGCTATACGTGGTGTTCCATTTGCACCGTCTGTTATAGGATCAGTGGTTGGAGAAGTATGTGCTTCGGAATAAAGACCGGCAAAAACGTTAGGAGCAAGAATTTGTGCATTTGGTGAACTTCTAGCATCTAATCGCCAATTACGGTCATTAGCGGTATGAAAGTGACCCTGTAAGGCATCGGTTTGAGGGCTTCCAAGTGTTCTTGTTAAGTAATCAGGATCTGAAGATCCGTTACCAGGGGTAAGTGTGTAACCTCTAATAAACTTACCTTGAAGGTTAGGTAAAGTGGTGCTTCCTAAAACTGCGTAAAGAGCTGCTGTATCTCCTACTCCTGTGATAGTGCCTCCGTTACAGGCTAGCCATCCTGCTGGGGCTGAAGACCTATAAAAGGGCATAATTGCCCCTGTTGGTACGAGTAAGCCCATAGAAGTGGCAAGTGTGGATGATACCGATTGTATAAATGTATTTAAAAATGAAGTGTTTTGATTAAGAAATCCTAAAGAGTCACCTATACAGTCATTAGGTTCTAAAAGCCAAGGAGCTCTACCGTTGTTAATAGATTGGGGCATATAAATTATTTATCTTCTTTTTCTTCGATAACTACATTATCTAGTATTTCTACTACTTCAGGTTCTGGTTCATTTAATAATTGCTTAAAGATTTCTTCTCTAGAAGCTACTATTAAATTGTTATTTACAATATTATTACCTGGTAATATACCTGCTACCTCTTTTCTATTTTTTAAATCCATTTCTTTTAATTCTTTATCAATTTTACCTTTCTTATTAAGAAGATTGATTCTATTTAAAGCTTCAATGGCTTTTGTTGTGGATGATATTAACTCAGAAAGAGCAGCTAGTTCATCAGGGTTTTGACCTTGAACGATATAATCTTTAATATCGTCTATTGCCTGGATACCTGTATCAATTAAGTTACCTGTTCTCTTAACAATATATTCATTAATATTATCTTCAGTTATTTCAAAGTTATTTACTTCCTGTTTAGGTGTACTTGTAGGTAAAGTAAATGAAGATAGTTCATCAAGAAGGGTATCAAGGTTATCGGACATTAACATTAATTAAGCTCGTAGTTGATATTCTTAAACTATCTGCTAATATATTGTATATGGAAATCACTGTAAATACTATGTATGGTACTTTTATTGTACCAAGGGAAAAGACTGACGCACTCATTGCCTGGCTTCAGGCAAATGCTGTTAAGCCTGGACAACAACCTATTGGAGAAGTGAAGCAAGGGGAGTATACTGGACGTAAGCTTATCAATGAATAACGTTAGCTATACTCAATGTCCTGTTGAGGTTAAGTTTGTTAAAACTCATTTAGATGCTAAACTTCCTACAAAGGCATACGATGAAGATAACTGCTTTGATCTCTACTCGGTAGAAGATACTACTATACCTGCTAGAGGTAGTGCTGTTGTTCCTGTAGGATTAACTTGTGGTTATATTTCACCTGGCTACGGATTTGTTATTCGACCTCGTTCAGGTCTTGGTTTTAAGGCCGGGCTTCAACCTCATTTAGGCGAAATCGATAATGGTTATCGAGGGGATTTAGGGGTTAAGATGTATAATTTTACTGACAACGATTATACCGTAAAGAAGGATGAACGTACTGCTCAGATTAAGATTGAACGAGTATGGGAAACAAAAGTTTCTTTTATTGAAGAAATTATTCCTGCTCAAAGAGGTGAAAAAGGATTTGGCTCTTCTGGAAAATAAGCGTATAATAGCTACATGTTCCAAGATTTATTAGTTGAGCGTTATCGTCCTAAGACTTTAGATGATATTGTTTTAACCCCAGAAGAGAAGAATTACTTTTTATCTTTAAAAGGTAAAGAAGAAATTCCTAATTTACTCTTTGCCGGAAGCCCTGGTACTGGTAAGACCTCTCTTGCTAAGATTATTGTAAGCGATGTACTAGATTGTCAATATCTTTATATTAATGCATCAGATGAAAACGGTATTGATACTATTAGAAGTAAAGTTATTGGTTTCTCATCTACAAAGTCTTTAGATGGTAAGATAAAGGTTGTATTATTTGATGAGTGTGATGCTTTATCGTTAGATTCCCAGAAAGCTCTTCGTAACGTTATTGAGGAGTATTCATCTAATACCCGTTTTATCTTTACCTGTAATTATATTTTTAAGGTAATACCTGCTTTACAATCTAGATGTCAGATTTTTAATTTAACTCCTCCTTTAGATGGCGTTTTAAATAGGGTTGTTTATGTACTTAAACAGCAGAGTATTAATGTACCTGATACTGAGAAGAGTCGATTAGTAGAACTAGTAAGGAATGGTTACCCTGATCTTCGACGTATTCTAAATGATATTCAGAAGTTCTCTTATACAGGTACCCTTGTTATTAAAGATAATCAAGTTAAAGGGTTAGCAGAAAATGTGGTACATAAAATTAAAGATAAGACTGATCTTACTACTATACGTAAATACGTTATAGAAAGGGAACAAGAGTTTTCTGGAGATTATTTACAACTCTTAAAAGAGATGTTTGAAGTTATCTTTAATACAGAGAATGATAGTGAACGTCTTATTCTAATATCTGAGTATATGTACAAAGACAGTATTGTTATCGATAAAGAGATTAACTGGTTTAGTTGCTGTATCTGTTTACAGAAACTTTTTTAACGACCGCAACACTTTCTTACTTCTTGAGTAACTTGAGTAAAAGTATTAGAAATCGGTACAGGTGCAGAGTCTGGAGATTTTAACGTCTTAAGATATATGTTTATATCTTGTAAAGCTTGAGATTGGTTCTCGTAAGGTATTGTCTTGTATATAACAGTATTAGTATTTGAATTATAAATTGTACCGACAAATGAACCTTCTACTAAATCAATTGTTGTAAAACATTTTAACATAATTTTATTTATACTTTATTATTGAAAAGTTTTATTTAAATTACTAAAATTTGAAGCGTTATTGAAGGGAGCGAATTTTGATGTTGGCTGAATAGGGGGGGTATAACCTTTTTGTAAATTGCTAAAGTTCTGAGCATTATTAAAATAAGATATACCCTGAAACCTATGTATTTTAACGGCAGTAATGTTATTATAATAAGCTCCATTAGAAAATGTATGTATAACGTTTATTACAAACCATTGACCACAAAGCTTATCATCAAATGAACCATCCATACTTCCTTCAGGTCTATCTATAGCTATAAACTTTCCAGGTTCACGCATTGTAAGTCCGGGGACTGTAAAGCTAATACACGTATTTTGAAATAAACCTGTACGTAATAAATTATGTAGCCCATCTGGATTACGAGATTGAACATCAGCACTACTACCGTAAAGGGAATAAACAGGGTTAATATTATAGTTGTTTTGTTTATTTAGATCGTCTGTCTTTAATAAAAAGTTATTACCGCTTGTATTACCTCTCTTGAAAAGATAGTTAATATAATGTTGATTAAAAAAATCTTCAGCTCTAGATACACTGTTATTTTTAAATTCGACATTGTACTGTCTTTGGGCAAAATCAAAAGAGTAAACAGGTGTAGTAACAAAAGCTTTTGAATGAACAATGGGAGATATATCTACAAATTCGTATTTGATAATATAACTATAATCTCTAAATGTTAAATCTCTATTTGGTACAGCATTTGATCTAGGGGCACGATAGGTACCGATACCAGTTTTCTTTTTAGTATCAGATTGTAAATAAAAATGTTCTAATTGGTACTCACCAGGTGCTTTACTACTACTACCTGCTTTTTCAAAATATTTTGAAAGAGAGCGAAGAGAAAAATATCCTAAATCGCCGTTACCTCTTTCTATATCTAATATTGAAAAATCGTCTGGTGAACTAGAGCTTGTATGTCTACTGTAAATATACATTAAATCTTCAAGTGAATTACATGCAGCAGGAGATGTATAAAATAATTTAGTAGCTCCTTTTTCCCAACTATTTTTAGGGTCTTGCTCAAGTCCAGTTTTAGATAATAAAGGATCATAACCTAAGGCCTTGTTAATAATATCGTGCATTGCAAGATCGGTATCTAAAGAACGGGTTTCATCACTTGTTGTACTAGCTGACTTACTATAAGGATTTCGTTCACTTGTTGCTGTAGAATACTCAATACTTTTTGTTATCATTTTCTGGTAACGAACATCCCAGAAGTAAAACTTTCTATACTTTTTAAGTACTTGAGATGTAGAGTTGCCTCCAGTTTGAGGTGTTGTATCCTCTACATTGTAAATCGAAAAGATGTAGTTAAGTTCCCAGACTTTTTTATCTAAATTTAAAGAGTTGTATTGACCCGGTAATTTTTGATTTTTTGGTATTATTCTTAAACGTAAGAGATCGTTGCCATCATTACGGAATGCAAAATTACCGTTTAAATATTCCCCTAATTCGTTACTATAAAGAACGGTTAAATCACCGTTTACAACCCAATTTGATAATGAGTTTTCTAAATTTAAAGATAATATACTAGTAGGAGCTATATTATAGATACCGGATTCATTACGAATGTATATTTCTATTTCATGTAAATGATTATTAAAAGCGTATTCACTAATTAAATTTGTTGACGCTACTTTAGTAGTTATGAAGCTAGATGTAGGAGTTTCAAGAGGCATAATTTATTTGATTTATTATTTCCCGTAAAATAGGTACACCGGGTAATCTTAATACGATTCCTGAATCAAGAGGATCAATAGGGTTTGTTATATTATTAGCTATACATATTGCCCACCATAGGTTAATAGTATCATAGTTTTTATACGAAATAAACGGTAAGGTATCTCCAGGTTTAGTTATGTAACTAGTAAAAAGAGAATCAGGTAAATTAGACGGTAAAACAATAGTATTTAAAAGATTGTAATAATAGTTATTATTTTCATCTTGATACACATTAAAGATATTTTCATAACGATCTTGCGTTAATAATGGTAAATCTTGAATGTTATTTTGTTTCATATAGTTATTTATTGATGTTTTTCTCTCTTAAAATCTGTACGATCAGGCTTATCAGAGGTAGATCCGCTACCTACAGGTATAAGAGCGCCGTTTGAGGTTCTAAAGTAATCTTTACCGTTTATTGAAACATCTTTACCATCTATTTGAGCAAATTTATTTAAAGTAGTTACTTTTGTAGGACTGGCTATTGCATCTAAGAAATTTTTACTCGGTATAAAAAAGTCATTTATTGTCATATTAATAAGATATACATCAGGTACATTAACCGGTACATTACTTCCATCTGCACCTATTGGTAAACCATAACTACGTATGTTACCGATGTTTTGTATACTGAGTTTACTTACATACCCCGCTTTACAATAGTGAACGCCTGGTATAGTTATTTCATAAAATACAGGAGGTAAACCTGTAAATAGATTACGTTTATTATAGAGATTTTGATAGCAGAGTAAATGACATAGATCCCAATTTCTTACAATAGAAGCAGTATCTAAAATATTAAACAAAGGAAAAGTTACATTATGGGTACGAGGGGTTGTAGTATTCCAAATATGCGGTACATCTAAAGCCGGGTCCCCTAATCTACCTGCAGCATTTTTTAACCCTATTTCAAGTTGTTGTATTAATTTTTCTGTTACAACACTAGCTGAACCTAATTTTGCTCCAAGAGATGCTCCCTTTGTTCCAAAAGTATACATAGAAACCATTGGAGAGGCTTCACCACCAAGTGCAAGACCGAGACCTGCACCTACTGCTCCTGCAGCGCCTCCTGCTTCTATTGATGAAGATATTTTTTGTAAGCTAATTATTTCTTCATACATAGCTTTTTCTGTCCAGCTATTACTTGTTGTTAGATAGTTAGAGCTAAAAAACGGTAACTTATAACTAAAGCCTGTAGGGTTTTTATGATCATAAAGTCCATCATATAATTGTTTTCCTGTTAATAATCCTGGTGTATCAATTAGATCTAAAATATCTTGAGCATTTGCAGGTTTTGTAGCGTAGGCACTAAAAAGTTGATCAATATACGAATCAAGTAAATAATATTCTTGTAGTCTTATGTAAGGAGTTTCATCTCTTGCAGGGGAGCTTTGAGGGGTAAGTGTCCAAGGAAAATTTTTAACAACATCAATATCAGGCCCTTCTCCTCCTACAGTTAATATAGGTGCAAGACCTAAAGGGGTTTGCGGTTTTGTAGTACCTAAGGGGTTAGTGTAACCTGGTACTGCATTAGCTTGAGATCTATTAAATAATCTTCTTATTTCAGCCATATTATTATCTTGTTGCTGCTCCTAACGGATTTGTGGTTGTTGCGATAATATTACTTGTTACTTTAAAATTAACAGCTGCATCAAGTAAATTTTTACTAGGCATAAGAAAGTCTGTTAACGTGATAGATATCATATAGGCATCAGGTACGTTAACATCAGTAAGAGCAGCACCATCTATAGGTAAACGTAACACTCTTATATTACCTACATTGCTTATACTAAGATCACTTATGTAACTTGCTTTACTGTAATGTATACCTGGAATAGTAACTTCATAAAATACTGGAGGTATACCTGAATAAAAATTCTTTTTATTAACTAAATTTTGATATGTTAAAATATAACAGATTTCCCAATTTTTAACAATTGCATCTACACTATTTGAACTATTAAGTACAGCTATATTATAAAGAGGGAATTGAAACGTATACTGTCTTTGTGCTGTAGACTGCCAGACACTTGGTGGATCCATTAAGCCTACTGCAGGATTTTGAGACGCTAAATTAAACCTTTCTATGTCTTTTAAAATTCTAGGCATTTTATTAAGATAATCTGATAAACCGCCACCTTTTTTTTCTTCTATTTCCTTTTTAAGTGCTGTTTTAACAGTATCTACTACATTTTTAATTCCTCCTTGAACAAAACCACCTATCTCTTCTTGTATACTTAATAAAGTATCTAAAATATCTGTTCTTTGCCAAGTATTATCTAAATCAAAATAACTTTCAGTAAAGTAAGGTAGTTTATAACTAAAACCTTTACGGTCTGTAAAATGATCGAAAAGTCCTTCATATAAATATTCAGTGTTAGCATCTATAGAGGAATATTGACCGAGAATACTCAATGCAGAGGTTAAATCAGTTAAACCGCCCTGGCCTACTTTATCTCTACCGTAAGGTAATAGAGATTGATTAAGCTGAGTTTCTAATTGATAGTATTCATTTAAGTAAATTACAGGGGCACTCTCACGTGCTTTTTGAGAGGTGGGAGTTAATGTCCAAGGAAAGTCTTGTATTACATCAATAGCGGGTACAGATGGTTTTAACCACGGTGCTAATTTTTTTGTATCAACAGAATTCTGTGAAGTAATATCTGTTTTTGTATATAAAAAGGGAGGAGGCATTTTTTATAAAAATTTGCTACGTACAGTAGGTATCATACCGCTGTAAGTTGCGTTAACGGCATCAGGTACAGCATTCATTTGACTGCCTCCGGAAGAAGGCATTTGTACTGGCATCGGGGGCATGGAAACAGAATTACCTGCTGTACTCTTAGCCATGGTGTAAACAGCCTTTGTTAAATTCTCAATTAACTTGTTTGTATGACCGGTATTACTTGCTATCTCTTTAAAAGTAGGAGTATGATCTAAAGTGATATCACTTAACGGAGATAAATTATTTGGTTCTGTTTCAGTGTTAAGAGAAGAAGGAGTAATGGAAGAAGGTGTAATATTATCTTTATCTACTGTTGAAGTTGTATTAGGTAATTGTGGAGGTTGTTCTGTAAGAGGTTTAGAACTATTAAAAATAGTAGGCTCTACATTATCGGTAAGAGGTGCTACGTCTTGTTTATTAACACGGTTAAATACATCTTCTAACTTTATATTACTATCATCTACCTGTTCATTTATTTTAGTTGTATCTAAAGATTTATCGGGTTGTGGATTAAGAGGTATATTATATGTAGTATAATAATTTTTAGCAGGCTCAACGTTATCAGTATTAATAGGTTGTTCAGCCTTAGCTACCGGAGTGGTTTCCTCTAAAGTAGGCTGAACAGTAGGTACTATATTCTCTGTAGGGGTAGTTTTTTCTAAAGAAGGTTGAACAGTAGGAGTTACTTTTTCTGTAGGTACAGGTTCAGTATTTACATTTTCTTTAAGAGAAGTTGCTGTAGTGAGATCTTTATTTTCAACAGGTGTAACCTTAGGTGTTGTAGGGGTAAAAAGAGATGAATTATCTTTTGATGTATTTACAGGTTGTACGACATCATTTTCTTTTTTAGTTAAATCAGGTGCTTTAGGTTCCTCTAAAGGAGAACGATTTAATGAGTCTTGTATAGATGATATTTTTTTAAGTATGTCATCATTGTTAACAACAATTGGTGTACTGCTGGTAGGTTGTTCTGGAGGAACACTAATAGGAAAATTAGGTGTTACAGTTAATTCTGGTTTAGTAGAAGTAGTACTGTTATTAGGTACTTGTTTAACCTCTCCAAGGTTATTATCTGTAGGTACAGGATTATTATCAATAGGGGTATTATCAGTAGGAACACTAGGCTCAATATTATTAACTATACTACTTTCTGGTGCTTTAGTTTGTACCTGCTCCGTACTAACAGGCTGGTTAGCAACATACGATTTTAAGGTACTAGAATCTCCTAGCACACTCTGTAACGCATTTGTAATGCTATTATTAATATTATCGGCCATATAAGTATTTATTAGTAGAAAATGTTATTCTATAAATAAAGATACGTTATAAGGTAGAGTTATGGAGTTAGGTTGTTTGTAAATACCGGCTACTGTATTCTTTACTGAATCTATATATTTTATTATTTTAGCTAATATATCTATAGATAAGCTAAAAGTTTGTTTAACTTTTTCTTCAAAAGAAATATCCCAGTTAATATACTTTGCTATTTCTGCTATAAGAAGAGTGTCTTTATTAAAGTTATTTTGTTTTAAAAGAGATGTAATATAATTTAAATATTCATCTTCCTTTTCAATAGTAGGAACACTACAGGGTATTGTTTGTATTGTAGTATCTTTAGGATGCTCAGTACTATTAATAGTAGTATCAAAAGATAGATCGTTTTGTCTAATATATAAGGCGATAACAAATTTATCAAATTCGGTTATTGAATCTTCTGTAACAATATTATGTTTTATAATTTCATTTAATTTTAAATTAAAGCTTATATTTAAGAACGGTATATTGTATGAACAATTTAATAAGTCAGTAAATTGTTTAACAAGTAAAGGTTTAAATTGTACTTCTTTATTTTGAGAAGGTATGTAAACGTTATATGTAAATTCAGTATACATATTATGGTGTAAATTCAGAAGGTGATACTTGTATATCGTTACCGTATAACGAATTAATATCAACTTGTTCAAAATCTTCTTCGATAGGTAAATTATTTGTTGAAGGAGTACTCTTATGTAAGCTTTCAGTTTTTTTAACAAAAAATTTAAATTCTCCGTATGTACAATTTTCTAAATACTCTGCTGAAATATTACTAATTTTACTAAGATAAAAAATATTATCGTAAACGTATGTTAGATTTTCGTTAAATAAAATTCTTATTAAAGATATATATTCTTTTAACTTAGATGAAAAATTAATAGAGTAGTTCTCAACTACAGAATTAAAAAAGCATAAATTATCTATATCTTGTTTAAGATAATTTATATTTTTGTTTATTTGTTTATAAACTTTAACAGGTAGAGATTCAATATCTAAAAAATTATTACCATCTACTTTTATACTCTCTATAAACACTGTTTCTTTATTTGTTATAAAATCTCTTATCTTAGGTAAGCAAAGAGCTACGTTAACATTTTTTACATTAAACGTTGTAGGCTGATAACTATCTAAAAATAAATTTAATTCTTCTATACACTCATTAAGCGGTATTTGTAAATTAATTTTTTTCTCACCGTTGTATGTAGCAAAGATAATACCCCCTATACTTGTTGATCTTATGCTTAAGAGTAATAAAAAATATTCTATAATATTTAAATTTAATAACTGCTCTAAAGTATAGTTAGTAATTTCAATAAGAATATTATTGAGATTTAAAAGTAAAGATGTAGTATCATCTACGTTTAATAAAACTTTTAAAAAAGTTTTATAATTTTTAACACTTAATTCTCCGTGTTGAATTTCTTTATCTGGTAAAGATACTAATGTTATGAGACCGTTCACTATTAGCTATTTAACATTAAAAAGTTTGTTTTTCCAGATTAACCGGCAATTCTAAATTTGTTTGAGTAAAGTAGCTATAGCTTGCAGGAGGGTTTATTGTAACACCTCCATTATTTGCTGGCGGGACCGTGTATATATCAGGCTTATTGAGAGAAGGATCATTAAATGCATTTTTTGATGAATCAACTGTGTACCACTGATATATGAAACTTGCTGATTTAGTTATATTTACAGAACCGTCTTGAGTATATTCTTCAGCGTCTACACTTACCGGGCATACCCCATAAAAGGTAAACGTCTGTAAAATAAAAGGAGGTTTCTTTCTATCAGAGCTACCAAACCTAATTATTTTCATATTAGTTCTATAGGTTAGATCTCCATCTCTTGCTATCAAGCCTAAGTGACCAGTCATAATAACCCAAGGTCTAATAACATTATCAACAAAACTTACATTAGTATTTAAGAAACTAATTTTTATAGGTTCATAATCATCTCTACCATTACCTACTTTACCTCTTATAAATCCGTTATACTGTAAACCTTCAACACCTGTTGAAACAATTCCCTCCCCTGGTAATGTTACATTTTGTGCTAATATACATGCCTTTGTAGTCATATATTGAGCTGAACAAATTTCTTTTACTGCAGCTTCAATTTTCCATGGAAGCGGAGATCGCGGTTCGTACTGAGAAACTTTCGTTATTACTTTTGGTATACCACACCCGTTAATTGTTGTACTGTTTACTGCATACGAATCTTCAAATACAACAGCCCAAAGAGGTCCTTTAGGTAAAGCACCTGCAGGGGTTGAGAGTACTGATTGTAAGAAGTGAGGTATCTGATGGCTAATTTCAGATACCGGTATATCTTTTGAAACTCCTGAAGGGGGGGTAGGTACACTTGAAGACGAAGCTGTATTAGGGGAAGGAGGAGCAGGAGGGGTCGGAGATTGAGGTGGCGCTTGAGGAGGTGCTTGAGTACCCTGACCTGCTAAATTGGCGGGTACTGCAAGAGTTATAGTCTTACTAGGCGGTACATCAGGTGTGAAGGGTGGGAAAGGTGTAAGACCGGTAGCGGTAGCGACTCTACCACCGTCAGGTAGATTAGTCCATGGAATTACTCTATCAGCCATATTGATACTATTATTTAAGTATCAAATTAGAGAAGATTTGGTAAAGACGAATTAGCTTGTGTTACTCTCCAATATTGATACGCAAGGGTGGTAGGAACTTTTTGTATTTCACCTGCTGCACCGATATTATAATCCATTGCTCCGACGTTTACTACATAAGCACCATAAAGAGTGTATTTTCTTACTGTACCACCGGTCTTATTTAAAAGACTTAAACCAATAATAGAAGAATTTCTTGCAACATTATAATTACCTGTTGAAGTACTATCATCAAAAGTATTGAAGGTAGCATTTTCAAGAACAGTACGAATATTATAATTGGCATCACAACGGAAAACAACGTTATAAGCATCAGAACCAGGGTAGGTGGCTGTACCAGGAACGTTGAAGTTTAATCCCATAAAGGGAACCTGTACGTTTGTTATGTTTCTACCTGGAAGGGAAGCAGTCTCGAGATAAACAAGAGAGCTTTCTCCTAAGTTAGTATTTGCAAGCTGGGTTACACGAAACTGAAAGGTACGTGCAAAGTCCTGCTGTTGTATCGATGTATAGAAGTCAGAGATGTTTTGTGCCATATATAGTATTTATTAGATAAGTTCGTTAAAGCTTTGACTGGTGCGGGTTGCAATAAAGTTTACCAAGATAAACTCTGCAGCTCTTACCGGCTTAATGTAAATGTCAACATTAAGCTGATTATTATCAATTGAAGCAGATGTATTATTTCTTTCGTCACATACAATCAAGTAATCGTATAAGCCTTGGGTATTCTTAGCTAATTCAAAGATAGGTGTGATAGTGTTTACCAACCTTGTACGTGTAAAGTCAGTATTAGGTTCGAATACGAAGTACTTAACAGCATTTTGTACTGCTCTTTCTAAGGTAAGGAATAAACGACGGACGTTAACTCTATCAAACGCAGATGGCTTATTCTGTAAGGTCTTTTGACCGTATACAACGTAACCTTCATTTGAGAAGAGTACAATTGGGTTAACACCTACTGTGTAGAGATAATCTCTTTGCTTTTGATTTGGATTAAAAGCAATGTCAGTAATATTGTTTATTATACCGCGATTTAATCCTGCAGGAGCAACCCAAGGCTGGGTAGCAGCAGAAGAATTAGCATAAACACCGGCGACGAACCCTGAAGCAGGGACCCACGAGAATGTATTTGAATATGTATCGAATACCTTTACCCAGTTACCATAAATGGTTGAGTAATTAGTGTCAATAGTAACAACGGATTGTGCTAACGGTATAAAGATATTCTTTGTAAAGGTAGCTCCTCTATTTGCTAATGTCTTAACATCGGAACCATTAACGAATATCTGTCTTAAAGGATCGGAAATAAATACGCAATCCTTACGTGTGTTTTGAACGTAATTGTTAAACAAGTCAAAAATTACTTTCCATTTTTGTAATGTATCTGATTCTCCATAACTGGATAATGAAGATGTATCTGTAAACTTCTTATCGTTGTACACTTCATTTGCAGATGTGTTAGCAAAGATAGTAGATAACCCGGCGTCAACAACAATGTCAATAGTTGTATTCTCTGGTGAACTTACTAAGTCAAGAGCTCTGGAAACTTTCTGATCAACAGAACCTACTGTATTACTTGTTGTATAGTTATATGTAGGAGCCCATACACCTTCGGCATAAAGAGCCTTAGCACCATCGTCAACTCTTACACTAACAGCAGGGTTTGCTGAAGATACACTCTGCCAGTTTGTTAATCTAGAAATAGCAGGGTTAATAAGAATCTTAACGTTCTTCGAACCATTATTAACAATATCTTCAAGATAGTTAGTTGCTGGTGTTCCGCCAATAATGGCAATAGATTTCTTTTGAGAGTTTAAAGAACCTGTAAATGTTTCAGCAATAGAGTAAATTAAAGTACCTGGCTGATAGGTAGAATTACGTACCTTGAATACGTTAAGAACAACGGAATCATTATAGTAATCTTGACCGAAGTTGTACGAGTTTGTAGCTTCAACAGCTTGAGATACTGAACTACCAATTGTTCCTGCTGCTGCAGATAAGGTAAAACCTAAATTAGTATTTGATACAGAAGTGAAATAATCTGCTGATGAAAGACTCCAAATATTAGTTACAGAATTGAACGGATGGGATGGACCCCAATTTGTATTATCGGCAATAGATATATAATACCCTTGATTGGCTTCATCAATAGCTGTTTGAGCACTATTTAAAATAACAATACCGGCGTCAAGTTGTCCGCCGATTTCGTACATTGGATCGTAAGCACCATCTACATAAGCATCATCACCTTCAGAATAAACTTTACCAAGTTCGTGTGTTAAACCGCTCCAATTAAAATTGTTCTGAAGAAGGGAGAGGTATGTATCTTCACCAAATGTTAAGTGTACTGGTGCACCAACAGTGTATTGAGTAACGGTATCATTACTACCGGAAGCTACTGGATAGAAAAGAGCACTATAAAGATTTGTAAATCCTTCACCGGCTGCAGAACCATATGGTAGACGTGTTGTTAGGAGATTACCGTTGCTATTGAGTACGGCACGGCTATTATAGTAGAAATAACGCTCTGCAGCTGTAGTAGGTGTACCGTAAATCTGTTCAAACTCTGAAATAGAAGTAATTTGAAGGACTTCATCAGTAGGACCTTGAGGAGCAAATCCGGGTACATAAATGAATGTACCTCCTGGAATTGCTATTGTCTGGGATAAATCGGTTTCTGTGATTTGAACACCGGGAGATAGTATTGAGAGAGCCATATTGTTATATTATTATTTATGTTTTTCTGGTGTATTTTTTTTATTTTAACAAATTAATGTCTAACTGACTGAATTGAAATTGAGCTGTTGACTCGATAAAATCAGGGTCTTTATAACTATAGGTAATGGCTCCTAAGTTTGTTATAAAGGCGTTATGATATTTAAATTCAATTGTTTTTTTATTGTATTCATCTAGACCAAAAATAGAAAAAGTAGTACAATACTCAGCTTCAACCCCTGTTTGTATAAGATCTTTGTATGTTTGATATTTCGGATCAGTACCTGAATAATAACTACCTAATGGAGAATTTTGTATAGATAACCAATTCCAAAGTAACCAATAATTTCTAAAAGCGTTATCAACAATAAAATTAACATCTAAGGGGGGATAGTTCGGTCGACTGTAGCTTGAAACGTTTTGAGATTGACCTCCAAAACGAACTTCAACAGATGGTACCTGTATGGCAGGTACAATAGTTCCATGCACACTTATTTCTAACGGATTAAGCTTAATAGTGTCATCGGTAAGAGAGTTCTTTCTAAGAATGTCAGGTAAGTTTAAAAGTAGTATAAACTTATCTTTACTTGAACGGTTAAGAACGGATTGCTGGGTAGGGTTTGTTGTCATTTTAGTCTAATGGTATCCAACCATTATTTAATAGATCCCAATGATCAGAATTACTATATGCTTTGTTAAGCTCCTCTTCTGTCATAAGAGGGGTGTAACTTTCTACTATTTCTGATCCTATATTTGTTATATTATTTTCTACACTCAACTCTCTTAACGTGAAAAGTTTTGGATCAATTTCGTCGTATCCTAAATTAGATATCTTTAAAGGTTTATTTTGTTCATCGTATTCATCTATTTGAAAATACTGTTGACATATTTCCGGTTCTAATGCAAATAATGTCCAAACAAGAGCCATAACTCTATCATCATAGAAGTTATCATTCTTTTTTCTATATGTACCGTTAGGGTATCTAATAAACGTTTCAAGCTCTTTAATAGTATCTATATCATTAATATGAACGGTTTGTAAGAAGTTAAGCCAGTAGCGCATATTAGCTACTCCTGCAAATCTTAAATTATTATGACTTAGGATACCTAAATGACGGGTGTTAGAAAAGGAACCAGTATTAGCAAGCTTTGAACAACTAACTATCTTTTCGTAATAATGCTTATGAAAGAGGTTATCAATAATTTGAGCACCACAATTATTTCTTTCTACAAGTAAAGGAGGGTTACCCCATTGACTAGCTAATGCAACGAGTTTATTAGAGTAATGATAAGGTTCAATAATATTAGTACCAAATACCGCTACTTGTTTTATTTCAGTTAAATCTGTTATATCTAATACCTGGGCAACAGAAGATGCTCTTCCTATACCCTCTCCAACGTCAACCCCTATTACATAAAGCTTAGAAGCATCTGGTCGTTCAAATACTTTATAATGTCCTTCTTCTGAGTCCCAAATAACTGGTTTCTTTTTCTCTTTAAACCTTTCAATAACAGAAGCCCCTACTGCAGAGTTACCTGCATCTAAAAATGTATTACCAAACTCTTGTTGAAACGCTTCATCTGATCCTAAAGCAGCAGCCATTTGCTTACGCCACTTCTCACCTCTCCCTGGTACATCCCACCAATCAATACGTTCGTAATGCCACCCGTTAGTACCCTTTTCAGCACCTGAATAAACTTCATAGAATTTATTACCCGTACCATTAGGAGTACTAACCATAAAGATTTTAGTCTTTTTACCGGAAGATACAATAGGGATAACTGATTTCCAAAAATCTTCCATGAAGTGAGGCTCAATGAATGCAGCCTCGTCAATACAAAGAATAGAAGCAGAATCACCTCTGGCTGCTGTTGATGTTGTAGTACTAATACCAATACTAGAACCGTTAGCAAATGTTACACCCGTTTTACCATATTCTTTAACTCCGGGTTTAAGATAGTTAGGTAACATTTCGTAAGCTAATCTAATACGCTTAAAGATATTAATCGCAGTATTTTCTTTGTTAGCTACAATAATAACTCTCTGATCATCATAGAAGCAAGTATTCCATAATGCATAGATAGTAGTAATTGTTGTTTTACCGCACTGACGGCTGGCTAGTACACAGACAAACCTATTATCAGCTAAACTCTTAAGAGCTTTTTTTTGTGCTTTATAAAGATCTATTTTTTCTTTGCCTCGATCTAAATTTACAATATAAAAATGCTCTTCGGCAAAGTGAATAATATCCTCTTTGCACTTTTTAATCTCCTTAACCATCTTAGGAGTCCACTCAAACTGAGCATCCTCCTTTGGAACATTTTTATCCCCTCTATAGTATTGAGAATCGTCTATAGGGTTTTCAATTATTTCATCATCTGACATCAGTAGCCTTATTTAAGGGGTACTGTTATTAGAAATCAATTATTGTTACCTACAATGCCTAATAGTGTTGTACGTAAATGCTCTACTAACGCATCCTTATCGTGAGGATTTTCTGCATGTAGGATAGAAACTTTTTCACCGTTTATATCATAACCTAAAATCATGTAAGCTTTTAAATATTCTTCGGCAATATGATCAAGATGTTCAAGATCTTTTACCTTAGACTGTTTAACAGATGCAGTATCGTAAAAACGAAGAAAAGCTTGCTTTATAACATCCTCAATGTATAAAGCAGATTCTGTAGGGTCTATTTTTACTGCACTTAATTTAGTTGATGCTGGTTTTACCTTCTTAGTAGTTTTTCTTTTTGAAGGTACTTTCTTCTTGTTATTTTCTGCATCCATACATAGATATTTATTCTTTATGCAGGGAAGAAGGTGAACTTGATTTTTGTATATACCCAGAAGCCTTATTGTTTATGTTGTATTTAACAAGATGCTCAACAAGAACCTCAAATGAGCTTGTTTTAATTTTTAAACGGCCTGGTATAAATTGTCCTCCATCAAATAATTCAAAATACGATTCATCAAGAAAAGGGTCATTAACATAACATGTACAAAAAATAGATGATACACCTGGGTCAATAACAATTGACCAAGCACGGGGATCGGTTTGATTATATTCTGTAAAAAGCCTATGTGCGTAATATCCACTATCACGTAACCTTTTGAGAGTATATCCTAGTGTAGTTAATTTGTTTGACATATAATTTAATTTAATTAGTACTTTACTATTTTACCAGCGCAGATATAACAAATTTTATATTAACGTTACGATCTTCTACTTCAAAAAGTGTTACCTTTAAAGTATTGTTAATTTTAACAGTAATGCTATCAACACGAAGGCCGGCAAGCATACGTATATTTTCTAAATTAAGCGGAAGAACATTCTTAATAGGTTCTCCAACAAACTTATCAGTAACAAGATATGTAAGATTGTTGATATTCTGTCTTTCGTAATCGTTTAGTTCAGCGTATACTTCTTCATTTTTTGTATAAAAATAAAGCTTATCAGAATCTGTAGCTATTGAGCTACCTTTTAATACTTCATTAAATTTTGTATTAGGTAGTAAAAACCCTGAATCGTATTTTAAGGATTTAATCTTTGTAGGGTTTACCGGACACCTCTGCATGTAACTATCTTCAAGTAAGAAGTAATTGAACTTAAAATTAGATGTATTATACTTTATATGATTATCTTCTAAAGTAAGTTCAATATTATTATCCTCTATACACTCAAGAAGTCTTACAAACTTCTTAACATCAGGTAAATTAATTCTAACAATACCGTCAAGGGTAGTATCTAATTTTAATGTAGCTAATAAAACTATACTACCATCTTGAGAAGAACAAACAGAATAAAGCTCATCACCTTCAGGTATTAACGATACATTATCAGCTAATTTACTAATAGGTAACAAAAACTTTTGTACAAAAAGTTCTTTGTTTAATGTTAGTTTAAAAGACACTTGTTACAAGTTTTTATTTTTTTCTGTAAAGGTTGCAAACACCTTGCCTAACATACCGGCCATTTTCGTAAGTGTAGCGTTAGTCTTTTCCAACTGAGAACGAATTGATTGTACATCTTCTCTTGTAAGAACAGATAAATCAATTTGTTGAGGTGCTGGTGCTGTAGGTGTTACACCAATAGGGGAAGGCATCGAAGCAATTACTGTAGGTACCGGGGCTGATGTAGGGTCTGATGGCAACGGATACATTTGCTCTGCTGCTTTATTAAGCTGTTCCATCATTTGAACTTGCTGCAGAGAGGGACCTGTAGGGCTTGTCTGTCTTACAAAGCTCATTGGGTCTAATCTATTAGCAGGAGCAGTCATACCCTGAGTTACAGAACTTTCATCAATCCTTTGAAGATTGTTGCCTGTAATCTTAGCCATAATGGCTGCTGCTAATTGCTCTTCGGATACGGCCATATTACTTTAATTCTCTGCCTGCGTTAATAACTGCAACGGCAACGGCGGTGTGAATGGACTCGTAGTGATTAACAACTACCGAGTAATCCTTAATACGGTTATCAAGCTCCTTATCAAGCTCAACAGCTACCTTACGAACCATATCTTCAACGAAGACTGGATTCTCATACATAAGCTCAGTCTGATAAGCTTCGTCTACACGCTTAAGAGCATTAATAATCGGGGCTGAAGAGCACTTCTCAACAATATCGATAATCTCTTCAATCCACATAATGCCCTTTGACTCATCAAGCTCAACAGTAACGTCAGCTACTGAACGTTGATTATGAGCTCCGTAATCACTGATCTCTTTCGAGCAAGGGCAAAGAGAAGCGTACATAACGTGAACGGTAAGATAGAGTCTCTCTTTACCATCAACAAGCCTGCCTTCCATATTAGCGCGATAGTCCATATGAGACTCTACCTTAGATACAGGGGCTAGACGCTTAAGGAAGTAGTCAAACTTAATCTTTACATAAGCGTTATCAGACTTAAGTCTGGACTTACACTCATGAAGAAGATCCTTAATAACTTCATGAACAAAGTATCCATCCTTTGCTACAACCTCCTCAATAAGGATACGATAACGGCTCATATTTGTACCTTTATTCTCAGGAGTGAGATCGGTATACATACTGAACTTACCAGAGCCTTCGTTCACCGTGCCATCCTTACGAATGATCTTAACGGGAAGCGTTGCATCTCGGGTACCAACCTTAGGGATATACTTCTTAGGGAACCCGTCAACAGTATTCTGAATGTCGGGGATATCGGCGTTAGTTTTGATTCTAGGCATAAATTTGAGTATAGTTGCTAATATTTTAGAGTCCAGCAAGTAGTTCTTTAAGTTTTGCATCGGTATCATCTACAGCAGGTGATGGGGTTGGAGCCTTAGCTTCGGCAACTCCTTCAAAAACACTATTGACAATATCCGCCTTAGTAGGCTTAGCTGTGACCGGTTCAGGTACAGTATCTTCATCTACTTCCTCTTCACTTGTTACGTCTTGAATACAGAAGAAATGCTGATCAAGAAGACGTTGTAGTTCAGTAGAGGTCTTAGCCTTGTTAAACTTCTCAAGGTCAAAAATACCTTGATAGACTGTTTGAAGCTTAGCATCGTCAAAACCATCAAGCTTAGATGGTGACAAGAACTTAGACGAAGCGTATGTAACGAACGTTCTGGAATTTGCTGCACCAGCACGGGCTTCACACTTAATACGAAGAGTGCTACCATTAGCTACATCAAAGATCTTATCGCCAAATTCAGAAGAATCATCTCCATCAATTGCACTAGTAATAATCTTTGCAAGCTCCTTACCGTAGCGAATAACCTTAACCTTACCTTCGTTTTCAGGGTTAGTAGGATCGGTAATAACATAAGCATTTACCATCCAATTCTCCTTACGAGAAACCTCTCCAAGCTTCTTCTTCTCTTCTTCGGTACCTGTATTGTATGTCTTCATGACATAAGAATCAATCGGGCATAACTCTCCGTGAGTACTTGGGCAGAGTGAGGTAATAAACTGACCGTTAGAATGACTCTTCCAAGAGTGATGCTTGTAATTGTAGATGGTCTTCTTTGGTTCGTTAACGTTAGGGACAAGACGTACGAGATAGGTCTTACCGGACTCGAACTTCATGATGTCCTTATATGAATTATCACTCTTGTTCGAGAGTGAGGCTTTAATTTCGGCGAATATATTTTTGCTAAATGTCATAGTTATTTGTTTTGTATGGGTTATATGTAGGGTTGTTTATTTGTTTGTATTATACGGATGATTTTAAAGAGTTCAAGGTTTTATCTATAAAAAATTTTAGTTTCTCAAAAGCTGTGTTTAAGAAGGGTTTAAGTTCTTTAGAACAGTTGTATTTCGATTTATAATCTAAAAAGCTTTTACCAAAATTTCCTAGTAATAACTCTTTTTCGTAAAAGGCATCTCATTTATATAAGATAAAATGCCGGTAAATTCCATAAGAGAGTATGGATTTATTTTATTATTTTTTAAATGATATACCCATTCAGGAGCCATACCTTTTAAATTAAATGTTGGGTAATCGTGCAATTGAATTTTATGTTCTAAACAAAACTTCGTTATAAAAACAATTGACTCTTTTACTTCAGGTAATTGACTATCAGGTGATAATTGTTTAAGCTGTTGTTTGTACACTGTATAAGCTTTTAAAGCTCTAGGTGAAGAAAATAATTTAAATCAAAGTAATTTGTATCAGGATAAAGCTTATAAGGTGCTATAAAATATGTATCCATACTAATATCAGGATACTTGTTAAAAAATACTGCTAATCTTTTAATGGGAACGTACTTTGCATTTTCTTCAAAGCCACTAAAGTCACTTTTAAGTTTAAAAGGTTTATTACGCAAAGAACGAGATACTGCTAAATGTTTATTGTAAATGCGTTCTTCTAATTTTGTCACTTTTTACTGGTTATTGATTTTTTAAAGAGCCGTTTAGTATTTTTTGATTTTAATAGCGGTGGGTAAAGTTGCAAGAGATTAAGTAGAGCATCTTTTGCATTTTCAGAATGAGTAACTTCTACAAACAGATCTCTTATTTCTTTATTTTCTAAAATTAAAACAAAAATTGAAGATGGGTTTAATCTTTTATTATGTAAAATGGATAAAAACGACCCAAATTTAAAAACACCTAAAATGTACTCTTTTGTACAAATCTGTCTTAAAGGATCATTTTTAGATATAAAGTCACCTAATACTTTCTCATTAAACATATGTAGAGTATTTACTACATATTGTAACATTTATCAAGGTTCAGATAATCTTTCTAAAGTGCTTTGTGCATCAGAAACTGTTTGTTGCGGATTTTCCGCTGAAAAATGATCCGGATTAACTTCGTTAAGTGTTAATGTTTCGTATTTAACTCTAAAAGCACAACTACCAAAATTAGCACCAAATCTATTTTTTTGCATTCCGAGATTGATAATACCGAGTTCCTTATCTTCTTCCTCTTGCCACAACGAACAAATTACATCGCATGTTGCCGCTAGACCAATACTCTCTGAAATACCTTCCATACCAGGACTAGCTGTATTAAATGCTCCTCGATTAAGCTGAGAGGCAGTAACAATAGGTATATTATATTTAAAGGATAAAGCTCTTAATTGTTCTGCAGTTTCTTTAACTGACTCGTACGAATTTAAATTCTTTGTAGGAGGCTTTAAAAGATTAATATAGTCAATAACTATTACTTCAGGTTTAAAGCCTTTATGTGCTAGTTTAGAAATATAACCATCAATATGTCTAACTGTAATAGTTTTAGGAGCATATTCTTTAACAACAAGTTTACTTTCTAGTTGTCTCTCAATATGAGAGATCTGTTGTTTAAGTTCATCAGTATATAATTTAAGACTATTATGAGGTATCTGAGTGAGTTGTGCACTAATTCTCTTTGAGTACATAAACTCAGACATTTCTAATGAAATAAGAAGTACGTTCTTATTCTTCATAACCATATTAGCGGCAATATTACCTAGGAAAATACTCTTACCAATATTTACCTGACCTACTAAACAAGTTAACGTTTTAGGAAATAAACCACCCTCTAGCTTTTCATCTAAGAATTTCCATCCTGTTGGAATAGGATTATAAATTTTTGTAAGTTCTTGAATATGATTATCTACCTCTTCAAAATACCAATGACCCATATCCTCACCGAGGTTAATATTATAAGCCTTTTCAAACTCCTTTAAAGTAGTTTCAGGATCTACTTTACCTTGTGAATACTTCTCAGCAGTATCAACAATTGTTTTATACAAACATCTTTCTTTTAAAAACCTTTCTGTATTATTAAGAAGCTCTTCTTTATTAAACTTTGTATCGAGCTCTTTAAAACGTGTTACTACTTCGTTAAACGATCTTCTTTCTTCGTCGGTTGTGAGTCTTGATTTAATTTCAGTAGTTGAAGGCACTGCTCCGCGTTCAATAAAGAATGCAGCAATGCACTTAAAAACTGTTTGAATGCTTTTATCATTAAAGTAAGCGGGATCAGCATATTCAATAATTGATGATAGGTATTCTTGACTAAGAAGAGAGTTAAAAAGAATAATGTTCTCGTAATAATCGAGATCGAGTTTACCAGGTTCTGGATTAGACATTATTCGATATTATCGACTTCTTCTTCAATATCTACTGTAGAACTAGTGCCATAGCAAAGTTTCTCTTGTAAGACTTTTTCTAATTCTGGCATAATCTTTTCCCAGAATTTAGGATCTTTTTCGAGATCTTTTCTATAACCAAGACTTTCTCCTTTATACATTACTGTACGTCCAGGTTTTTCAATAACGCCAACGCTTCAGCAATTTCAAAAAGTCCGGCATGCTTATCTAGACCGGTTTTAAAATTAAGATAAAGCTCTGTCTTAAGATAAGATGGTACAAAGCGGTTCTTTACAGTCATTGCACCTAGCGTAACACCTGAAATATTATGGGCAATAGCCACAGATTGTTCATTAGGATTGTCACTAGTTTTCTCGTTCTTCGTACTAAGTTGCACAAGAACCGAAGCAAGATAAATCGGCCCCTTACCACCACTCTGAGTTTTAACAAGAGTAGGAAACATTTCCATTCCTTC